CATTTGTTTAAGGTGGAAATCTAGTATGGAAAAAACACTTAAACTTGGAGATAAAGACTATAGACTTCATTCGTCACTATTTACAATTATTGATTATCGTAATGTGTTCTCGACAGAATTGTTTACTGATATCAAGAAATTAGAAAAAACAAAAAACAAAAAAGAAGATGATATATCAACAGTGATTGATACCATTTTCCGTATAATTTATATTCTGCACAGACCATTCAATAAACAATCCTATAATGATTTCTTAATGTCATTAGATTTTGCTATTTTAAGTAATCAGACTGAACTTGAAACTCTAACCAATACGATAGGTGAAATGTTAGGTACCTTTCAAAACGGATCAACACCCAGTTCAGTCTCAAAGTAATGATGATGTAAACATAACAGCAAATATCATATTCAACCTTGCTCACTTAGGTATTTCAATTGAAGACACAAAGACATTTGATTTAGAAACCTATTTTGAGATAGTTGAGCTAGAAATGAATGTGATAAATGGGAAGCAATCATCAAAGAGAGCATCGCAAAGTGATATTGATGGTTTCTTTATGTAATGCATTTTTTATTAAATTTAAAAAGATGTTTTAAATTTAAAAAATTATAGTAAAATAATACTGAGGTGATGAAATTGAAACAATGTCCAAAGTGTGGTAACAAGTTTTCTGTTATTGATGTTTTAAGATTGAACTTCAAACTCAGTGATACATGCAGTAAATGTGGGACAATAGTTAAGTTTAAAACTATTCCTTATGCTATTTTACATATACTTGTTATAGCTGTTATGGGAGTGTTCATTGTACAAGTTGTGGGAGCAAATGGATTGTATATTGCACTATCAATCTTGGGAGTAATGATTATTGATAATATACTATTACTGTTTATTCCACTTGAAGAGAAAAAATAGCAATTAAACACATCAAATTTGGTGTGTTTTTCTTTTGCACTGGAGGTGAATATTAATGGCGGAAACAGTCAAAGGACTAAACATCAAACTAACTCTTGATGGTAAAGATTTAGAAAATGAATTAAATGGAGTTAAAAAAGAACTAAAGGAACAGAATAAAGACTTAAGAGCGATTAATACGAACTTACGATACGATAGTAGTAATGTCGATTTGTGGAAACAAAAGCAATCAAAACTTAATGATATTTTAGTCCAAACGAAGAAGAAGTTAGAAACTCAGAATGAAGAACTTGATCGAGCAAAAAAAGCAGTTCAAGTAGGAGATATGAGTGAAGTAGAGTTTAATAAACTTAAACGTAATGTTCAATACACAGAAGCTGAATTAGCGAAAATGAATGGGCAATTAGACAAAACACAAGTTAAAATTAAACAACTAAGTAATGCCAATTTTGAGAAAATAGGTAAACTTGGATCAACATTAACGAAGAGTGTGACGGTGCCTATTTTAGGTGCCGTTTCTGCTTTAACAGCTTTCTCAATAAAATCCGCTTACACAGCAGATGAAATTGGAGATACGGCTGAAAAATTAGGATTGTCCGCTGAAGCAATGCAAGAATGGAATCATACTGCTACTATACTAGGAGTGTCCACAGAAAGAATGGAAAAAGCATTCATGAAAGTGAATGGTATTCTTGGTGATATTGCTACAGGTAACGGTGATAAATATGCTGACAGTTTAGCGTTGATTGGCTTATCAATTGATGACTTAGAGGGTAAAAATGCTGATCAAGCATTCGCTCTTATAAGAGATGCATTAAGTGAAGTAGAAGATGAGGCTGTTAGAGTGGGTGTAGCAACCGATTTATTAAGTGAAAGAGTCGCTGCAGATATTATTCCTGTGCTTACTCAAGAAGCTAGTGTGATTAGTGATTTAAGAGATGAAGCACAAGAACTTGGTGTTGTTACAAATGAACAAGCAGCACAAGCTGGTGAATTCACTGATGCACTCGATCGTACCAAACAAGCAGTGTCAAGTTTAGGCGTTGATTTGGCTAGTACACTTTTACCAGTTATTCAAGAGCTTATTATTAAAGTAAGAGATAATGTTATTCCTACTCTTAAAGACTGGATAGAAAAATGGAATAATATGGATTCGGGAACCAAAAAGATTATTGCAACACTAACAGGATTAGTAGCTGCCGTTGGACCAGTATTAGCTGTGGTTGGTAAAGTCGGACCACTTTTAAATATTGCTTCAATGGGACTAAAAGCTGTAGGGACATCGGGAATGTTTGCAGGTGTTGGAATTAATGCTGCGACACTAGGGATTGGTGCACTCATTGCAATATTAGCGATGGCACTGTTTCAAAGTGAAGAGTTTAAAGCGTTACTAGGAAGACTTATGGAAACGTTCATGCAGTTGCTTCCTCCGATTCTCGCAATCGTTGATAGTCTGATGACAGCATTGCAACCAATTTTAGATGTGATCATTGATTTAGTTGTTATGTTAGTAGATTTATTGGTTCCCATTTTAGATGTTATCTTGATGCCACTCATTACTCAAATCCAGATGTTCGCTGAAATCTTAGGGTTACTCGCACCACTTATTACAATTGTTGGAGAAGTACTAAATGCTATATTAGTTCCTGCAATCAATGTTCTTAGAACAGTGCTTGAACCTGTTCTCAACGTTGTACAGAAGATAGTTGAGTTCATTCAGAAAATATTTGAGTGGATTGGTGACTTGCCATCTAAAATCGGTGACTTTGGTGGAAAAGTTAAAGATGTTTTTGGAAATGTTACTGAAGGAATATCAAATATAGCAAATAAGGTAACTGATGGTATTAGTGATTTTGCATCAAATGCAGCAGATAAAGTCGGTGGATTCTTCGGTGGTATTGGTGATTTCTTTTCGGATACATTCAACTTAAAAGGATCAAGCACAGTGAATAACTCAAATTCAAATTCATCTAGTAGTAGCACAAACAACATCACCATCAATACAACATCGCCAACTTTTGATGTAGATTCTATTAATAAGGCATTAGGAGGTAGCGTGATATGATAAGACAGTTTTATATTGAGAATGAATATGGCGATATCTATTACTTCAATCATAAGAACCAGACGATTATTTCACAAGTGAGTGGTCTTGGCTTTTCGCTTGACTTGAAGTATTTAGAATATAGCCATTTTTATGCTCGTTCAGAATATAACATTCCTCTATCAGAGATTACTGAAACATTAGTATTTCTAAGGGGATATCAAGGTTATAAAGATTTCGTAGATTTTATTAGTAAAAGCAATAAAGAGTATAAGTTACATTATCAAAACGATGCATTCAAGGCTTACTGTTTTGTAGACATCGCTAGTTTATCCAAAGCAGAACTAGTTTCAGGTACCATTCAAAGTAACATTGTATTCAAGAAGTTATCATTGTGGTTAAAAGAGAAGTCGTATGAAATAGTTGCTAACGGTTCATCAAGCGGGAAAGTATACCCATATATTTATCCTTACTATTATTCAGGTTCCTATGAAGGGAAAACATACTTAAGGAATGAAGGATTAAATGATGCGCCTATTGTCATTGAAATGATTGGAAGTGTTGTGGATCCTGAAGTACTAATTAAGAAGAATGGAGAAGTGATATCCACATTACGTTTATATTTAACCGAAGAAGATATAACCATTACCATAAACTCTATTCCAAGTAAGCAAGAAATGACGATGGAATTGGATGGAATTAAGACTGATATATATGGCGTTCAGGATTTTGAAGAAGACAATTTCATATTCCTGGATCATGGTGACTATGAGATTGAGTTCAAACCTGGAGTGGCTACCGAATCTATTTGTCGAGTAACTGTTTTAGAAGGCTATCTAGGAATATAAGAGATGAAACTATTATTCTTAGATCGTAGCACTCTGCAGTACAAAGATAATGCATATATTAGTAGCCAGTTTGAACTCGTACTAGATATGGTACTTATTAAGAGATCAACTTTCAAAGTAAATAAGACAAACATTAACTGCTCTATTGGGGACATAGTTGTCTTAAAGAATGATGTATATTCGTATATTGGTATTTTGGAAAGCATCGAACTAAATGACGATTACACAACCAACATAAAGTCTCTCGATTTTAGAGAGATTTTTAATCTGGATATACCCGCTACAAGTTTTACTGGTGATTTAGCAGATTACTTGGATCAAATTATCACAAACTATTTCAAGAACAACTCAGATCAAAAACAGAACCTATCTTATTTGACAATAAGCAAAGAAACAAGTGTATCTGGAAGTCTTAGTTTTGAATCAGATAACATCATTAATATGTCTAAAATATTTGAACTTGTATCTAAAGGATATGGAATCAGTTTTAGCACAGATGTAACTTATCTTCGAGGACGCATTACAGGTATTATCTTTAGAATTGTTAGTGTAAATCAAGGTATGGTGATTAAAAGTGATTTTTCATCAATCTTGAACATAGAAACTAATGATTCAACAAGCCAACTTGTCAATAAGGTAGTATATTATCCAAGAAGCGATAATCAAATCTATCAAACTGTTAAGACATACTATTTACTTACAACTGGAGAAATTACAGAAGATGGATCATCAGAAGATAGATACACAAGTGTCATGGCCAAGAGCTATATTTACACTGACAATGATTATGAAACACTAGAAACCAAAGCAAGAAGTGAAATGGTAACTTCTAAATTAGATCACAACATTACATTTACGATTGACATGAAAAACAAGATATTCATACCTTTCAAGAATATATATCTTGGTGATTATGTTTCGTTTATTTATAAAGGGAAAACATATGAATCGGTGATAACTGGAATCACGTTCAAAGATTCTTTAAACTATGCATTGATTACATTAGGAGAATATCGAGTGAAACTTACAGAAAAAATACAACTACTTAGTAAAAATACAAGTAGTGGTTCAACAAGCAATATAACAATAACCAATACAGACATCGATGGAGGTGAATTCTGATGGGTTTACAAAAAATTACATTTGAAGGTGGGAATGTTACATCAAAAATAGATTCAGATTTATACCATTTTCTATTTTCAAACGATGTAGGAATACTCAAAGGATTAAAAAGTGAGTGTGGTTATACACTGGCTAATAATACCATTACATTTAGTGATGGGTACGTTTCGGTTTATGGACGAATCATTTATATAGAAAATCAGACAACAATAGGTGTGACACCAGACTCTAGTAAATATGGATATGTTGTTTTAGGCGTAAACACCTCAAATAACTCAATTAGTTTATATCTGAAAGAACAAACAGGTAGTTATCCCTCATTAACAGTTACAAATCTTTTGACAACTGATGGACTATACGAATTAGCTTTATGTGCTTATACAAAAACAACGACATCAGTTACGTTAACAACTTACTCAAGAAAACTTATAAGTAATGATAAAGCTCGAATCGATAATTTGGATGATGAAATATTGAATCACTATTTACCGATGAGAAAATCACTCACTTTGGTAACTTCAGGTACATACCGTTTTTCTGGAACGAGTTCTGTAGATTTAAGGGATTCAATTTTGTATGTGACAATCAATAACAATACTGTGGTGGTATTTCCTGGAGAGCAGATGTTTTTATTTGTTGGATCAAATACATCAATATCCTATCGTTATGCTTCAAGCGATTATTCTTTAAACGTTTTTTATGAGAATGGCATAGTCACATTAACAACAGGAAATACCACACACAATATTACAAGTGTGTTTATGAAAAAATAGGAGGAATTTAAATGGCTACAATTCAAATAAAAAGAAGAACAACAGCTGGAACGGGACCATTAACTGGTTCAACTGGTACAGTAAAAGCTGGAGAACCACAAGTCGATTTTACGGGTGAACATCTATATATAGCAAAAGCAAATAAAGTTGCCAGTGTATCTGTGCCACTTGCGGAAGCTGATTATCTAAAGATACCAGGAGTAGATAAGGTTGATGACCAGATTGATACAAAGATAACTGCACTTAATCTAGGAACTGCCTCTACCAAGAATACTGGAACAGGAAATGGTAATGTACCTATTCTCGATTCGAATGGAAAATTGGCTGATAGTGTTGTCCCTAAAATTGCGATGACAAATACGTATGTTGTGTCAAGTCAAACAGCTATGCTTGCTTTATCAAACGCACAAGAGGGTGACGTTGCCGTTAGAACGGATTTAAACAAGTCGTTTATTCTTAAGGCATCACCTTATTCAACGCTTGCTAACTGGCAAGAACTCTTAACTCCGACAGATGCTGTAACGAGTGTTAACGGATCAACTGGTGCTGTTACAATTTCATTAGCTGGATTAAGTGGTGTATCTACAACAACATTTAATACTCATACTGGTAGTGATGTCCACCTTACAACAGAACAAAAAACTATTTTACATAGTATTCATGACTCAAGAATATATGCCGCAGATGGAATCGCGCTTGCATCCTCAGCGATAGATTATTCAAATATGACAGTTCCTGATGGGTTGGTATTACATGCTATTGTTGATGATAATTATGTACCGAAGAGAATTAATTATGAACTTGGTATAGACAAAACTAAAGTCTTATTACCTTCTTCCATTATTGATGGTGGAACTTATTAATGTCGGTTATAAGAGTTAAAAGAGGGACTTCAACACCGACAACATCCAACTTAACTAATGTAGGAGAACTAGCATTTGATTATAGCAATAATGCTTTGTATGCAAGAAGCAGTTCATCGGTTGTAAAGATAGGTGGAGAACTAGAGAAAGTCTATTACTATCAAGGCTATGGGTATACAAGAACAATCACTTATGATTTTGATCCTGCATATATTTATAAAGTCCATATCATTTCAACTACTAAAGGCACATCAACAGACACATCTGATACATATATCTACTACAGGACTTCGTCTAGTTCTAACTTATATGGTTCTTATATCAATCATCACTTGAACACTTATACAACAATTCATGATAAGAGAGCAGGCATCAATACAACTGCTAAGTATATTGAAGACAGCTATCAAACAGCAACAACTATTACTAGTGGAATTACAAAAGTTATAGATTTTGAAATATCTCCAACCCTTCATGCTAATTATTTAGATACACAAGTATGGGTGGCCTATGGTAAGGCGATGACAACTTTATCAGCTCAAAATGATGGTTCAATTAAAATGGTTGATTTTGTCCATACTGCTCATGGTGATTTGGGACAACTTTATATCAATACTGGAATGTCTATAGGCTCACCTGATAGTATTAACATTACAATTTATAGAATGAGAAGGAAATAACAATGGCAATTATTAAGCAATTAGAAACAAAATATGGGACTAATGTATCTTATCATCGTGTTACAGCTTTTAATATTAGTTACTCACAGAAGAAAGTAGTAATCTGCATAGCTTCATACATTACAAAAGAAGCAAGATCGAAAATGAATGATCCAATTGAGGAAATCGACATTGAAATTCCATCTGATGATTATATACAATTTATTGGTGCAAACCCAATTGAACAATCATACGAATGGTTAAAACAAAATGTCATTGGATTTGAAGATTCCTTAGATGATTTTGATGTGATTGAACCGATTATATCAGAAAGTGAGAGTGAGGTAATTGAATAATCACTTTAGTTTAGTTAGTAATGTGTTCCCAAACTCTAAGGTTCTATTTATGTATTATTCAGGGTCAAAGGGGTATGGATATGACGATGAAGATAGTGATATTGATGTCACTGTTGTTCTTGATGACTTTAATGGTTTATTACATCTTCAGTTAGGAAAACTAGATATCTTTGCGTTTTCAAAAGATTCATATATCAAACGACAAAATTTTGATGAATCAATCATTGAGTACTATAAAACTGCAGCTGATGACATATTGATTCCAGAAGATAAAATTATATATTTATGTCCTGAATTTGATTCAACATATGAGCAACTCAAAGCTTTTAATGTCAAGACTTTTATTGGAAATCAGCTTGCAGCATTAATCAGTTATACTCGAATGAGAATGGACATAAGTATGGAACTCAAATCGCATTATCATTTATTCAGAATGAGAGGAATATTAGACCATTACGACCGTACTGGTTTGTTTGAATTAGAAATTGATGAAAAGTGGAAAAAAGAGATGCTGCAATTTAAAAAGAACTGGAATAACGAAATAGGTGAATCCTATTGGAATAAATTGGAAGAACAATTACTATACCTGGAACAATACAAAGATAGGATGATAAAAAATGGATTGGACAAACATAATTGATCTATTTAAAATGGAAAACTTAATTTATTGGGTTGTAACTATGGTAGTTGTAATTCTAACCACAATCAGACAATTTAACAGACAAGAGAAAAACAACCAAACTAAGAACGATGAAATTATGGTGAATTTACAAAGAATAGAAAAGCAAAACGTGAAGATGATAAACTTGCTTGAGTTACATTCACAAGATATCAAGTCACTTAAAAAGGATGTAAATATCCTAGAAAACCGTGTATCTCGTTTAGAAGATTCACATGTAAATATTTATAAACATTTAGGAGGAAAAGAAAATGACAACACTTGAGATAATTTTATTAGTTATATCACTATTATTACTAGCACTATATGTAACTTCAAAACTTGGAAAGAATCAATATTTAAATGAAGTTATAAAAGAGGTTAAATTAGACCTAAAGAATACTGTGGATAACGTTTATGATCTTGTCAGTAAAGCAACCGATATTGTATTTGATGATAGAGTACAAAAGACCATTAAAGAGTTCATTATGATAGTTGAAGAAAAGAATCAGATTGCAATTCATAAGGGAGAATCATTTCTAGCCGGTGATGAAAAGAAATTAGCTGTTATATCACGTTTTAGTGAATGGATAAGTAACATTACTGGTTCCACAGAAAAAGCAGTGGAGTTTATTGAAAACAATCAATCAAAGATAGAATCTATAATCGATGACTACGTTTCTTTTAGTAATAAAATGCAAGGTAAAGAGACTTTATCTGAAGCTGAGAAAATCATCGCTGAAAAGCTAAAAAAGAAAGCTGACTAATACTTGCTATAGTGCCTCTATTTAGGTAATATGTGACATAACCAAAACAAGGAGGAAAACAATGTTAAATCAAGTTATTTTAGTAGGTAGAGTAAACAAAATCGATAAACTCTCAGGTATTGTTTCAATCGACATTAGAAGACCAAATGAAAAGGATACAGACTTAATCCCAATAACTCTAAATGAAGGATTAATAGAAAGTGTTCTTGAATACCTAACAGAAGGTTCAACAATTGGAGTGAAAGCATCACTTCAAATTGATAACAACATCTTAAGAATCGTAGGAGAGAAACTGACATTCATTAACACAAAAGAATAAGTATAGATTTAGAAACAAGGCCGTACTGGTAAAAAGGTACGGCTTTTTTTATTTGCCTATTTTTCTTATTTATCGGTAAATCGTGTCATACCTCGCCATTTATCTAATGAAGGAGGTTATTCAAATGAATAATGACACAAAAGTAATAGAACTAAAAGAAAAAGGATTTGGGTACAAAAGGATTGCAAATGAACTATCAATGAAACCTGAAGCAGTCCGTTATATCTGCCAAAAACATGAACAAGAAGATTTAATTGGGAAATGTAAAAATTGCAACTTAGAAATGAAATCAGTAAAGGGTAAAAAGAAAAAGACATTTTGTTCTGATAAATGCAGGTGGCAATGGTGGAACGAACAAAGAAAAGGAATAATTAAAAATGAAGCGCTCTGATTTAGAAAAATACTACTTGTCCATTGCGCCAATTAAATCTATGTTTGATCAAGGGATTATCAATAAATCAGAATATTTAAAAGTAGAGTCTTTTCTTTCAAATAAATATTGTATCAAGAATGGTAATCTTTATCGGCTTAATCACTTGACTAAACCCCCTAAAAGAGTGATATATAGTGTAACAAAAGAGGAGGTAAAAGATGAAGGAAAAGAAAATAACCAAACTAGAAGCATTACCCAAGTTAGTTAAGAAAACTAGAGTAGCTGCTTATGCAAGGGTATCAAGTGGAAAAGATGCCATGTTACATTCTTTAGCGTCGCAAGTAAACCATTATAAGAAACTTATTATAAACAACAATGAATGGCAATTTGTAGGTGTATACGCAGACGAGGCTACAACAGGAACAAAAGATTCAAGGGATGAATTCCAACAATTACTGAATGATTGTAGAACTGGAAAAATCGATATGGTAATAACAAAGTCGATTTCTAGATTTGCACGAAACACGATGACATTACTTGAGACAGTAAGAGAACTGGATAAATTAAGCGTAGATGTATTTTTCGAAGAACAGAACATTCATTCAATCAGCGGAGAAGGTGAGATGATTCTTACATTTTTGGCAACTTTCGCACAAGAAGAATCAAGAAGTGTATCAGAGAATATGAAATGGCGAATTAATAAGGATTTCGAGAAAGGTATTATATGGGGAGGCAAATCCTGTATTGGGTATAAGCTTAAAGACAAAAAACATATACTTGTTCCCGAAGAAGCAGAAATTGTGAAATTGATATACCGGTTATATATTAACGGTAGTGGAGATGAGCAAATATGTAAGATACTAGAGGCAAAAGGTATCGAACCATACAAAGGCAAAAGATGGTATTGGTCCACTATAAAGAATATCTTAGAAAACTATAATTACACTGGAGATTTGATATTGCAAAAAACATATCGGGAAAACCATTTAACAAAAAAGAAACGAAAAAATAATGGTGAGTTTGACAAGTACTTAATCAAAGAAGAGCATGAACCGATTATCTCATTAGAAACTTTTCGTAAAGCCCAAAGGATTAGACAAAGAAGGTTGAATCAGATTAATCAAGGTCCAGCGAGAAAATATGCATTTTCAGGGATGTTAAACTGTGGAGTTTGTGGAAGAAGATATACACATAAAAACACACCTAAACATGAGATATGGAAATGTTCCTATGCAGAAAAAAGAGGAAAAGAAGCCTGTCATTCCAAACAAGTACCAAATAATAAAATTATAGAGGCAAGTAATCATATTCTTAATAGACAACAGTTTGATAAAGAGTATTTCCAATCCAAAGTAGAAAGTATTATTGTAATGCCAGACAAGAAACTTATTTTTAACATGAAGGATGGCACTACTAAAAAGTACATTTGGAAACACAAGTCTAGAAAAGATAGCTGGACACCAGAAATGAAAGAACGAGCAAGAATCAAAGAACTTAATAGATTGAAAGGAGTTGTTGAAAATGCCTAAAGTTACTGTAATTCCTTCAACGATTAATCCGATTACTCAATTACCATATGACTCAACATTACTAAGAAGGGTAGCAGCTTATGCGAGGGTTTCAACAAATAGTGATGAACAATATACGAGTTATGAGGCACAGGTGAATTACTATCAAAAGTTCATTCAAGATAAACCAGATTGGGAATACACAGAAGTATACGCTGATGAAGGCTTGTCAGGAACTACAACAAGAAGACGTGCCGAATTCAATCGAATGATAAAGGATGCATTAAATGGAAAAATTAATCTTATCATCACCAAATCCATATCACGTTTTGCGAGAAATACATTAGATACAATTTCTTATGTAAGAAAATTAAAAGCAAAAGGTATTGAAGTGTACTTTGAAAAGGAGAATCTGTGGACACTTGATCCAAAGGGTGAACTTATCTTAACTATTATGGCTTCAATAGCTCAAGAAGAATCACGTTCCATTAGCCAAAACGTTACTTGGGGTAAGAGAGTAGGTTTCCAGGAAGGTAAGGTATCTTTCGCATATAAAAGGTTTCTAGGATACAAGAAAGAAGATGATAAGATCGTAATTGATGAAGACCAGGCGATTATTGTTAGAATGATATATCGAATGTTCCTTGTAGAAGGTAAAACACCAACTGGCATAGCAAGATACCTTAAATCACAACACATCAAAACACCAAGTGGTAAATCTGCAAACTGGACTAAGAACACTATAACCTCTATTTTAACTAATGAGAAGTACAAGGGGGATGCATTACTTCAAAAAACATATACAGTTAATTATCTAGAACACACAACAGCAAAAAATACAGGACAAATACCTCAGTATTATGTTGAGAATAATCATCCAGCAATCATAGATAGAAATACATGGGATCAAGTACAGGTTGAACTGGAAAGACGCGATAAATTAGGTGCTCATTATTCTTCATCGGATGCATTTGCATCCAAGTTAATATGTAAAGATTGTGGGGGGTTCTATGGTAAAAAGAAATGGCACGCTAAAACTAAATATGAACGGTTTGTATACCAATGTAACAGTAAGTTCCACAAGGGAAAGAATAAATGCGAAACACCACATTTAAAGGAAGATGAAATTAAAATGAAATTCATTCAAGCTTATAATGTTTTATCAAAAGATAAGCAAAGGGTAATTCAAGATACAAAAGACATCATTAAATTACTAACCGATACTACCCAGATTGATTCTGAAATTAGCAAAATTGATGATGAGATGATTGTGATTACAGAACTTGTTAATAAAATTGTAAAGGAAAACTCCAAGACTGATACAGACATAGAAAAATACAATAGAAAGTATGAAAAGTTATCTTTTCGTTATGATAATTTGCAGGTTAAATTAGATGATCTAATAAGTGAACAAAAATCAAAACTGGGACAAAAACAGAAAATGAAATCATTCATTAAAAATTTAGAAGAATCAGAGGACGAACTCAATGATTGGAATGAACATATCTGGATGCTTATGGTTGAGAGTGCTATTGTACATAGAGATTCAAGCATTACGTTCAAGTTCCACAATGGGAATCAATTAAATACTAACTAAGTCGCTGTTAAATTGGCGGCTTTTTTGTATTTTTATAATTAAGAAAATATGTTATAATTTTATTTAAGAGGATATCTAGGGGGAATACATGATGGATAACTACCAAGTTGCTATAAGTGGAACAAGGTTAGCTGCACAGATTCTAGGTATAGAAACTCCTGATGTGCAGTTTTTTTATAACAAAGATTTAACGAAAAAAGGAATCAACTCCATCTTTCTAAAGGATGAATATATCATAGCATTTAATGAAGAGTGGATAGAGCAAGCAAATCCAATGGAGATTCAAGTTACATGTTTTCATGAGAGTAGACATGCATTTCAATGGAAAGTGATAACTGGTGAATACAATGGAACAGAAGTTGTTAATCCTGTTACAGTGCAAAAGTGGAAAGATGAAATGAACAATTACAATCAGCCTACAAAAAAAGACATTCCAGAAGAAGAATATCTGAAGCAGGAGATTGAAATTAGCGCTATTGCATTTGCACACAAGATGATGTTAGAACATTTTGGTGTTAAGACTGTGATACCAGATTGTATTAAAGATAATATATAGAAAGGTAAGTGGAGATTATGTATATTTTATTTATGGTATTAACCGGGATAAACTTGCTGGTATATTTTTATGCATTCTTAAAGGATCTTCAAATAATTATTGATAATAAACTCTTTAAGAAAGCATTTGAGGCTGGTAAAAAAGCAGGAGAAGATATAGAAAAGACATATGAAGAACAAAAAGACAAAACGAATAAAGGGGCTTATATTTTTGGTACTGTTATAGCTATAATAATTTTGTTTTTAATTTATGGGGCTGTAATATATATACCAATTTGGATTGGTATTAGGTATGGAATTAATAATGCGATTGCTACCTATCTAGTATTTCTTAGCTTTACCACTATTACAAGATTATATAAGTACGGAACTAACCCTAAATTTGAACCTAAAAAAATGATTCTAATGTCTTTAGTAGGTTTATTTAGATTTCAAGTCATGACATTGATTCTTTTTGGATTTAAGTTTACTTTAAACTCTATTATTGAAGAAATATATCGCTCTGACTTTTTCTTGAATGATACTTTTACATTAGTTTATCCAATCTTGTTCTTCAGCTCGATTATTGTAACAATATATTTATTCTGGATTGGATTAAAAGTTAATTCTAAATTGAATGTTGATAATAATTTTAAACCAAGAATTAGTCATTTTATGCTTATAGTAATAGCTTCGTCATTCGTAGGCTTAATATATATTATTGAATCAAATTTCACTTTTATTGATACAACAAGTGGTTCAAGTTTTGATAGTATTCAAAATGTTTTCATGATTTTATTAGCTTCAATATTGATTCCTATCTTATTTAATTTATTTAGTAATAGTATTAAAAAAGTAGATAATATCATTGAAGATGTTCAAGAGAAGGAGGTTATCGAATAATGGCAGATTTACACGGTAGAACTTACGGATATGTAACTAAGGCTGAATTGAAACCGGCAAAAGAACAGATTGAAAAGATAATTAGATCACTTCACACGAACTTAAGAAGTGAAGGTGTTACCTTTGAAGAAAAACTTATTGGTAGTGGAGGGAAAAATCTAGTCACAAAAGTAGTAGGTGGAAACGCTGGATTTGATTTTGATTACAACTTTGTGATTAAAAAACACAATGATTTAGAAGCTAAAGATCTACGTTTGCTATTTGTTCGAAAACTAAGTGAAACAATCGCAAATACCAGTTATAAGACTGTATCAGATGGAGAACAATCATTTACCATCAAAGTTGTTGATAAAAAGAAAAGTCAAATAAAACATGGTTGTGATTTTGCAATTGTAAATGAGTATATCGATGATCAAAACAACTTTAGACAGCAAATACTTGTAAAATTATCAAACAATAATTATAGCTGGGAAGATAAACCTATTAGTAAGAACTATTCAACAAAAGTATCTAACTTAAAAGCAAATGGTTTATGGAATGAAGTGAGAGATGAGTATTTGAAAATTAAGAATAACAATAGAGATGTAAACAAGAAATCATATACGATGTATTATGAGGCTGTAAATAATGTGTACGGCAGATATCGCTGGGTCTAAGGCACTGGTTACCAAACTCTCACTTGATATTTCAAAGAACGATTTCGTTTCTAGAATGGAATTTGAAGATGATGAGGAACGTAATCGGTGTTTGGTTTATCTAGATTTAAAAGGAGTAGCGTACCATACTGTTTTAGTCAATTACATCGGACTTAATGATAATGGTATGATTCAATACAAAAGGGTAAAAAATTTATATGTTTACGATAAAAGGGTAAGAAATATCCTCTATAGGTATTTATCAGCTCTTGAAGAAGGAATAAGAGGATTCATTGCTAATAACTATTGTGGGAAACTAGATAATATTAAGAAGCTATCAAAATCAATACATAAATCAATTACTGAAGGCAACAGTCTGTCAAAAGAACTAGAAGATTTGGATTTTAATAAACTAATGAATCTAACTACAAAGCTTACTGCAAAAGAAAAAAGAGCATTGTTTGGAAGAATTGATAAACTTGATGAGAATCTACTGGCTGCAAAACAATTACGAAACGCTGTTAGCCATCATAGAATGCTATTTGTATATGAAGATTTATATGATTGTTATTTCGAAGATGGAACAATTGGAGACTCACTTATGGATAATATCGTAAATCTCAGACAATTATTGAATCCATATTATAGAGATTTTTTTACTGAGGCATTCAATAACAGTTCAGTTGATAAAGATGATTTGAATTTTGTATCGACGTTACCAGATAAAGCAATACTACATTTTTAATATATTAGTACCATAAAAAGGAGGGATATGTATGGATACATCAAAGTTTGCAAAAGAGTATGAAGAAAGACTTAATTATTTATCAATGACACCATTTTTTGGAAAGGCAGCAATTACACACTATTTGTCGAGGCCAGAATTGAAATCTACAGGATTTAGGGATTTCTTTAATGAAAATTGCTTAGAGTATGCTAGGAAGATTGAACCAGGTGAGTATGTTGATGTTGCAAAAGAAGAGCATCCTACAATTTGTGGTGGCGTGACAGAATATATTACTAAGATCAAATTAGCGCGAAAACTAGGAAAAAGTCTGGAAGAGTTACGATTTTTTGATGATGTAAATAAGAAGGAATATTCAAAAGTCACCGATGAGGAGTTAGCTTTTGCCATGTATGAACCTGATATAATGTATAGATCAGGTATGGGTTATACAGCAGAGATATTCGAGCATAAAAACAATATTATACAAAAAGCATCGGCTCTAGCAGATATTGCTCTTGTCCTCATCTGTGAAACTTTTCCTGTTATAGATGATGTTGATTTTCATCCGGATGGGCACGTAATGTATAATGGAGAGATAGCCATAAAAGGCGATTCTGATCTACTAATTAATAATTGCCTAATTGATTTTAAAACAAAAAAAGACTATAAATTAAGTAAAAAAGACAGAGCACAACTTTTCGCATATGCTTTACATAAATATGTAAGAGATGGGGAGAATTACGATAAGGTATACTTTTTGAATCCTAGATTTAACATACTAGAGGAACTAGTATTAAAGACATAACACATTTAGTTGGTGAATGACTTGGTAACGACACTAAAACAAGGGTTCAGGTCCTATCATCTAACGTGTAGTTGAATAACCTATTTTGACACAAAGAATATAATGTAAAAACTAGGCCAAAATAGAAGCTGTAACATTGATAAGTGAAGGAGAATGGAAATGAGTTATTTTGAACAAACAATTAAAGAAGTGTTAACTGAAATTGAAGATGGAAAACTATATCTACCTGCTATACAAAGGAAATTTGTATGGAGTGAAAATCAAATCACTAGATTGTTTGATTCTTTAATGAGGGGATATCCAATAGGGACATTTCTATTTTGGCAGATTGATAAAGAAAAAGACAATATCAATGGATATGTATTTTATGATTTTATTAAAGATTATCATGAGAGAGATTTTAATCAGAATCCAATTAGAGATACAATTATCAAACAACAATTTAAAGTAGCATTGGATGGCCAACAAAGATTGACTTCACTATATATATCTCTAATGGGTAGTTTAGCAAATAAAGAGCCTAGAAAATATTGGAGAAATGATGATGCCTTTCCTAAAAAGGAATTGTACTTAAATGTTTCAAATTCAGTCTCAGCTAAAAATGAGGATGAAGATGACATATTCGAGTTTCAGTTTTTAAATCCTAGAAACTTACCAAAAGATGATAAACGGTGGTTTAAGGTAAAAGAAGTGTTGAGTTATTCAAATGGTACTGATTTAATGATCCAAAAGGGTAAAGAAAACTGGAATGATAAAGAGATAAAAAGGGCTATTAGTCTTTGGGAAGTAATTTGTTTTAATAAGTATGTTAGTTATTTTTCCATAGGAGATGCAAATTTAGACCAAGTATTAGATATATTTGTTAGGGTAAATAGTGCTGGTACAGTTTTGTCTAAAAGTGATTTGATTTTTTCTACCTTGACAGCAAAGTGGTCTGGAGGTAGAGAATTAATAGATTCATTGATTAAAAACATCAACCGGACAACAAGGAAATTTGCCTTTAACACAGATTTTATAATGAGAACCGTATTATATCTGTCAGACCTATCAATTAACTTGAAAGTAGAATCTTTTAAAGAAAATGTTGTGAAAATACAAAAGAACTATAAGAAGATAGAAAGAGCAATAAAAGATATGGTACTATTAATTGAAAAATATGGTTTCTCTGACGAAAACATCACTTCATATAATGCATTAATTCCAATAGTGTATTTCATTTATAAGAGTGGTGATTTGAAATCAAGTAAATCTGAATTAATTAAGTATTTTATAATTGCACAAATTAAAAACTTGTTTGGTGTTGCAAGCAATTCAGCATTATCTGAAACAAGAAAATCCTTAGTTATTGATACAAAAACATATCAGTTAAAGTATAGAGTTTTTAAAATTGAACAATTTTATGATATTAATCTTACAGGAGATAGAAACTTCAAGTTTGGTGATGAAGAGCTTGAAAGAGTCTTTGATTATTCTAAAGGTAAATATACTTTTATGATACTTTCGTTACTATATCCAGAGATTAAAATAAGCGAAGTTGAATTTCATCAAGATCATATGCATCCAGCTGCAGGGTTTAAGGACAAAAAACTTATTAAAACCGGTTTCTCTAAAGATGAAACAAAAGAAATTATTCATATGTCAAATCAACTTGCTAATCTTCAACTACTAGAAGGCAGAGAAAATGAAAGCAAAAACAAAACACCGTTAGAAGATTGGATTGCTAAAGGAAATTCAGATAAATATCTTCCAAAAGAGCAATCACTTAAACTAATAGATTTTAGAAAATTCTATGAAGATAGAAAAAAATTAATGGAAACGCAATTAAGAAAAGTTTTCGATATAGATTGATATAACTAGGGCATTGATTCAGTAAATAAAAAATTGTATAATTGTAATTATCTTGGTACATGGGTAATACAGGATAATCCTGTAAATTAAATGGCATAAGCCAGAAGGAGATACTCATGAAAAGTATTGAAGTTATTGTACCAAGATTATTAGTCAAAAAGCACTATCCACATCCAGAATTTTATGGTGAATCAATTGTACAACTAAAGAAAGGAATGGTTACAGATATTTATACGAATGAAGATGGATATTTGTTTACCATTACAAATGATGAGAATTTGATTGAATATCTACAAGAAAACTATGTAGATGATAAGAATTTGTTTATTAATTTGAATAAGATATCAATTAGAAGTATTTGTCATAATGATATCAATTTCTTATTTGAATGGTTTAATCAAACCACAAACTATAGTTATAATGATTTGGGGTTAGATATTGAAAGTATTTCAGTCTTTGTGTCCCATTCAAGAACTATGTATTCTCACCTGTTTATGATTGCTATTAACAAGGCTGATGTAGGATTAATTGGTTATAATGTTTTTGATGATGAAGCAATTGTTAATCTTGAGATATACAACAAAGAGAAAATAACTGAGGCTAAAATTGATCAAACACTAGATTTGATTTTCAGACACATTACCGAAACCTATGGATCGAAACAATTCCAGTCTATTATCTTCAGTGATGACAACTACACAAAGAAAATACTACTTAGAAATGGGTTTGTATTTGTTAACGATGATTATGAGTTTGCTGTTTCATTTGAAGATGTCAAGAAAGGTTCATTATTTCAAAAACAAGGGTTCAACAACCCACAATAAATCGATAGTGGAATACCCTATTTTGACACAAAGAGATTACCACCCAAAACAACTGCAAAAATAAAACCCCTAAACTAAGCTGGAATTTAGGGGTGGAATTTTTTTGGATAGGGGTGGACAAAATTTTGCTAGGGGTGGGAAATTGTATTAAAATAGGTCACACAACCCAATAGTATCCGCGTCCGAGAGATTTAATGGCTAGTTATAGCTGTGTATAGATTTCTCGGTTTTTGTTTACTCAATTTTTAGTTGTGGAATTGACACTGATATCGGTGTTTTTGAGGGGTTTTTAT